GCCAATCGCAGCTACCGAATCTATGTCGTTGCCATCCATGTCGAGTGCGCCGCTCATCGTGTCGCCCGCCTTGAGGACGTAGTTGCTGGCGGTGATGTCGTCGGCAACGTAGGCGTCGGCGATGGCGTCGCCCGCATACGTCGCGTTGCTTATCGTGTTGCCTCCGCCGTTGATGTCGCCGCCAGCCGTTATCGTCTGCGCCGCATTATTGAATGTAAGTGCGGGGTTGCCTCCCGAAAAATCGATGGTTGATTGAATGCCAATCGCAGCTACCGAATCTATGTCGTTGCCATCCATGTCGAGTGCGCCGCTCATCGTGTCGCCCGCCTTGAGGACGTAGTTGCTGGCGGTGATGTCGTCGGCAACGTAGGCGTCGGCGATTGCGGTGCCCTGCCAGGTGCCGCTGCTTAGTGTGCCGCTGCTGAATTGCACGTCCGTGCCGTTCAGGATCAGCGTGCCGCCGTAGCCCGATAATTGCGCCACGTTGCTTAGGTTGTAGCCGCCCATGTTGATATCTCCGACCATCGCTCCGCCGGCGAGGGGAAGGTAGCTCGACGCGGTGATGTCGTCGGCAACGTAGGCGTCGGCGATGGGCGTGGTGGCCGTAAATGTGTTTGCCGTGACGGTGCCCGAGACAGAGACATCTCCTCCACCAGGCAACAGGGCAATATCGTCGCTCTCCGTTGTCAGCCACAGCGGTCCGCCATCCTCTTTATAGATGCTGTTTGCCGTGTCGCTTGCGTCGGTCAGTGTAATAGAGGGGCTGTCGCCGGTTCCGTCGTCAAGGGTGAGAGTACCCGTCATCGTGTCGCCCGCAACCGCCACCTTGCCGTCCAACGCCGTGTTCAGGTCGGACTGGTTTGCCAGCGTGCCGGAGATGTTGCCCCAGTCGGCATTCGTGTCGCCGCTGGCCGCAAGAGCCTCATAATTCCACAGCTTCAGCGCGTCGTCGTAACGCAGGATGTAGTCGTCCGTCGGGCTGGATGAGTTGGTGACCGCAACGCCGCGGATCTGCCCGACGTCTTCCCATGCCGGTGCCGTTGCCGCGCCGGCCGCCGTTAGCACCTTGCCGTCCGCGCCGGCCGCCAAGCGGGTCCATGTGCTGCCGTCAGAGCTGTATATCAGGTCACCCACGGCAGACGCGCCGGCCAGGTTAGCAATGGGCAGTTGCCCGGTCCAAGAGTAGTTGCCAAGGTTGACGGGTGTGGTCCAGTCCGCAGCCCCCACTCCGGCGCCCACGGGTGACGCCAGTATTGTAAGCGTGCCTTGACGGTACACCGTGGACACGCCGCCAGTTGTCACGCCTACTTCGTATATGTAGCGCCCCGCCGTCGCGTTCAGGTCGGCCGCGGTAAACGTGCAATCAGCTACACCATTCGCTCCGTCCACAATGGAACACGTCGCGCTGATATTGCTGGTTGATGTGTCCGACTCCGCCCAAGCCATAAACGGGGTGTGTCCGGTAATTGTAGACGCCGTGCTGCCGTCCGTGAACGTGACGCGGATGGTACGTTGCGAGCCGCGATAGAGTTGCAACTTTGGCGCGGTCGGTGACTGGCTGTTGACGGTTAGCGGGTACGGGGCGGGGGCGGCTTGCAGTGCGCCCGCTGTCAGAATCGTTATCAGTGCTGCTGTTAATGCGCGCATGGTTTTGTTCCTGTCGTTTTCGTTATTGGTAATCAAAGCCGTCGAGCCATTCGACCAGCGCCCCGATCTTGTCGGCGGCCACGTTGAACCCGGTGTACGTCGGGTTTGTGGTTGCGTTCGGTTCGGCGCACCAGTCGGGCGGGAAGTTTGTCACGACCAACCACCCGCTATTACATGTTGCGGCGTTGGTGACGTTGTTAGTAGCCACGGCCTGCCATGTATCCGCGCTCCAACCCGTGCCCTGATCGGCATAGGGAAAGTTGGTGTCATACGCGGCAGGGCTCAGGTAGAAGACGACCTTTCCGATTCCCGTGGTGCTCATCCCTGTCGCCTCGATACCGTTGCGGACGAGGTCGGCATATGCGCGATATACAGGCCCAGCGGAATAGGTGCCCTTCGTGAATGAGTACATGCCGCTGGCATGGCTCGCGGTTACGGTATCCGCTTCGGCACTGGTCTTGGCGGCGGCCCATGTGTTCGTGTTGTCGCCTACCCAGTAAAGGTAGTTTGTTTTGGCGTCGCCAACTGCGTACCAGAACGCAGCGGTTTCTTTGGTGGTGTGCAACTGGTTGATGAATGTCTTTGCGTACTTCCACCCGTAGTCCAGCGATGTGAAGCCGGACAGGATGCTTTCGTTGGTGACGGTCACCGTGTTCGTGTAGCCGGGAAAGTTGGTGAAGGTGTTGGTCCCGCCCCACGAGTTGTAGACCGTGTTGGTTATCTGGTTCGTGCCTGCCCCCGGCATGATGAAGGTGTTGGTTATGACGCGCCCGTACCCGCTGCCCGAGCCGTTGAGTTGCCTCCAAGGGGTCCAGTCGCACCAGTTTGTAGGCGCGCCGATTGTGGCGCAGACGCCGGTTACCGTCAACGGCGTCGCCCAGTCGTCAACAGAAAGCTCGAAATCGTCGGTATACGAATTAAGCCAGTCCTTGATCGCGACCAGATTCGCGCGCTCGTCTCGCCACCAGTTGATCGAGTACGGCAAAATGAAGCTCCATCCCGGCATATCGCAGTCGTTTATCCGCTCGTTGATGGCCTGGAAGCAGTCCCACGCCCACAGGTCTTTAGTGTCCATGACTATGTTGGTGCTGTAGACGTTGTCGTAGACTATGCCCGTGTCGTTGGAGATGGCTTGCGCCAGCACGATGTATTCGTTCGTCGTGACCACGCCGAGTTTGTTCGTGCCCACAAAGTCAATCGTCCACGTCGTCGCCGCGTTGGTCTGCCGCGTGTTGCGGAAGTAGTTCGTGGATGGCCAGATGTCGGTATTCCACCCAGCCCCGCACGCACTAAGCACGAGACTCGTGAATATCACCGTATGTATTAGCTTTCTCATACCACTCTTGATTCTCGGGAAACGGGTCCGATGGCGGGCCGCTCTGCTCGCTCGCCGTGCCCGCGTCGAGGTCGCACTTGACCCAGGGTTTGGTGCTGTCACTGGTCAGCCCTGTAATTTTGTTGCCGGCGACGTATGCCGTGCCCGAAAACCCCACGAGCGGTGCAGTCCTGCCCCCGCGGCGCATATCCAACACGCCGCGCGGTTGCCGCCCCATCACATGGAGATTGTTGGTGTTCGGATTCATCAGAATGACCCGTTGAATGTTCCGCCGTACACGATAGACCACGCTTCAGCCCAATGCCATTCCTGCGTGATACGCCACTTACCGCGCCCCAGGTGCTCCGCGAGCGGCGGACGGTACAGCCATTCCCCGTCCGGCAACTCTATCAGGTTGTCCATGGGGCTGTTGAATACGGGGTCTGTCACGACCGTATTAACGCCCGTAAAACTCGCGTTGATTTGGGATGTGGAAAGCCCGATCTCTGAACGGCGCAGCACAAGCCCGGTTTCGTAATAGGACGTTACGCCGTGCGTCATGGCCCACCACAACTCCTTCATGCCCTTTGACCAGTTGGCCCAGGCATAAGTTGCCGCCGCGAGCCCCGCCTGGACTTGCGCCGAAGTGATCTCGGTACTGGTCAAGTTCCGTTCAGCGCAGTTGCGCACAAAGGCAATCTGGTCGTCACTGAGCGGAAGTCCTTTTCCGCCTACTGTCGTAGCCCAATACGGCGCGGCGCTTATGTCCCGGATGATGTCGACGGCGTACAGTTCCTCGATGACCGAAACGTCCGCCGGCCGGTTGGCTATGATGTTGCCCTGGCGACCCAGGCGCACAAGCAACGTCGCCCGCCCGCGTTGGTTCTTGTATATGATATTCGCTATGTTCTCGCCCGCTTCGGCCGCGGACTTCCGCTCTTCGTACTTGTCCTCGATGTCAGACTTGAGCCCGCCCCACTCGTGGACTTCGGTTTCCCCCATGCCGTGAGTCCACTCTTTGGTGACGGTATCCGGTTCAGTCGGCAATCCATTGTTTGGTATGGCTGTCGCGCTCATACTGCGCCCCCTGTAACCTTGTCGCGTATCTCGCGTATATCGTCGCGGGCTTCCTTCTGCGCGGCGAGGATCTCTTTGTCTATGCGGTTGCTTTCAATCTTCAGTTTCAACTGCCGGTCCGCGATGCCTACTCCGCCGCGTCGTGGCCCTACAAAGCCGCCCATTGTTTCAATCTGTGATCTGGCGATTCCGCGTGATAGGGGGTCCAGGTCGCGTTTCTGTTGCTGCAATCCCGCCATTGTATCGGCTAAATTGTCGCTTACGCTTTGCTCACGCTCTTCGCGGCGTGATGCGCGTTCGCGTGCCGCATCGTGGGCTACCTGCGTCTTTTTGGCTTCGGACGCTTCAAATTCTGCGACCTGCGCCCGGTATCCTTTTTTAAGGATATCCCGCTGGATATCCAATTGCCGCACGAGGAAACGGTTGCCGTCAGCCTGCGCAGTCTTGCGCCGCTCTGCCAAGTCCTCTTGCGCAAGCGCGTGGTCCGTGACGATCTTCTCAAGCCCCTGAAGCATTGCCGCCCGCAACTCCGCGTTGTGCTTCCGAGCCGCCGCGATGGCCTTGTCTCGCTTCTCCTGCGCTTTCTTTTCTGCGTCCGTCCTGAGCGGTCTGTCCTGCGCTTCCGCGGGTGTCACAAGCCCGTCTTCGGGGTTTAGCTCCGGCATACCCGCATTCAGAGCGTCCGCACCCGCCGAAACTGCCCGGTCTACAATCCCCTTGATCCGGCCCTCTAAGATGTCGCCTACGGCAGAGCCTCCCATAGCGCCGACTGTCATCATAGTACCGCCGACCTTGTCAATGAACTGCGCAAATCCCACCTTGAGCCGTAACATAATCTGATCGCCGCGCGTGCCCAGCAATTCCAGCTTGGTAAGTAACTCGTCTTTAATCGCGTGCCCAGCGTCTATCGCCGCTTGTTCCACCCCCTTGAGCCCAACGTCCGCAAGCTCTTTCATGAACGCGGTCATGGTCTTTCCGGCCCGTCCGGCCAACACTGTCACCGCCGAAAACGCCGCTGCGCGGTTGGTTGCGGTTGCGTAGCCCTTGGCGATCAACTCTAGCGCCTCCGCCTTGTTCGCCCGTGCAAACTCTTCTTGTGAGATGTTCAGCGCCGCCAATTCATCAAGGTACTCGCGGCTGCCCTGTATCACTTCGCCCTGTGACTTGCCGATAGCCCCTAGGGACTTAGCCATCATCTCATTGGTGACGCCGTACTTGAGCCCCGCCGCATTCAGGCTTTGCAGTGACAGCGTTGAAACTTCCAAGTTGTCTGCGGCGTGACGGATTTCACTGGCGAAACTGATTACATTTTTTGTTGCCGCAACAATCGCCCCGACAGAAAACGCCGCCGCCATCGTGCGCCCAATGCCCGCAAGATCATTTTGGAAAGACTTGGCCTTGCCGCGCGCATCCCGCATCCCAGCCTTGTAGTTGCCGGTGTCCATCCCCAGGACGGCTTTGAGTTGTGCAATAGCTGCCATCAGTTAAGACTCACTTCGCGGGTCTCGGTCTGTTGTTCCCACCATTCCCAATTGTCGTGCATCTCCTCGCCGTAGCTCCAGGGCGTCATCGTCGTGTTGCCGTTGCGCTCGTCGTGCGCGTCCAGTGCCGCCCGCCCCACGGCGTAGGGTGCATTCCACGCAGCTTGCCAATCCATAAGCCCAGCTAGCACGGCAACAATCGCCCACGGTTCAGGCGAGCCCGCAGGCGTGCCGCTAACCCCCGCCGTGCTCATCCGGTGCCCGTGGCGCATACATTCCGAGACGTATTCGCGGCATGCTGTAATCGCGTCAGACTCGTCGGCCTTGCGGAGTCTTAGGTACATGCGGCGCGTCATTCGTGCGCGGTGACGGTCATGTGATAGCAATCGCCGCCCGCCCTGCATGTCACGCGAGGCTATAAGTAGCAAGCCCTGAACGTCGTCCATCGTAGGCACGCCGCCCACTACAAAGGCGTTGCCGATGTTTTCAAGTGCGAATACATGCCACACCGACAGGGACGGCACGATCACGCCGCACACGTCCCACCGATCCGGCAGGTTAATCGCCTGCCACCAAGGGCTGACCCAAGGCCTCCGTTCAGGATGCGACATAACGCCCCCTACGGCTATACGGTAACAGTTGGGATCAAAGTCAAATTCACGATGGAACGAACCGGGCCCTTGCTTTCTTCTTTCTGGTTCGACTCGATGTACCACTTGTTGGTGCTGCCGCCGCCCAGGCTGCCAGCGTCGGTCGTAAATGCCGCGCCGAACAGCGTCACGGTGATCGTGTCCATGCCTGACTCGTAGGTCACGCGGGTGTGGTGCGCGCCGTCTGCGTCATAGAAGTCTTCGTAATCAGGCGAGCCGCCAAGGTTCGTCGTTACGCTTTCCACCACTGAGTTTTCCGGCACTGCAATAACGACTGCCGCCGCTGTCGCTTGCCCGCCTACGGTGAGCGATCCTGTTCCTGTCTGTGTTGCTGCCATTTTGCCTCTCCTGCCTTGGGTTTCGCTTAGTCGTCAATGATGAGTCGTTCGAGTATAACCGCAGCCGTATCGGCTTTGGCGTAGTGCGTGATCGCGGGCTCAAGTCGCACAACGCAACCCTCGTTTGCTTTCAAACGCAATACAGGGTAATACGTCGCTGCTGGCTTCACGCCAATCGTAACGTAGTTCGTCGCGTCGCGGTTGCGGAAGTACGCCCACCCGTTTGTCGTCAGGTCCGTCACGACAATCGCTTCTTCAGTTGTGCCTATCGTCTGGGTGCCGTCCACACGGGCAGGCGCTGCCGTATTCTGCGTGATGCTTTGTGTCCGCGATGCAACCGTAAACGAGTCAAGGTCACCGTTCGCCAGCTTCATGCTGGTTGTAATTTTCAGTTCGTTAGCCATTATGCCAGCTCCTTTGGTTCTGCGATGATGTCCACCGGAATGACGGTCACAAGCAAGTTGCGGTCTTCGTCCACTGACCGCACGATAGGCCCGCCGATTTGCGCCATGCTGAACGCGACGCCAGGGCCAGCCGCCGCGATAAGGTTTGTCTTGAGCGACGTGACAAGCGCCTTGATAACGTCACTACGGGCTTCCGCGTTGCGCTCGCGTGCCGTGCGTAGCGCGCCGCCCGTGGCGTCCGTCTCCGGTGCCGCCTCTGTCATTACGCCGATTTCGACAACCATCTGCCGCGAGTCGTCGTATTCGGCGGGGTCGCTTACTGCGTCATTACTCGCCGCCGCCACAACCGCGCAAGGGTACGTTTTCGCGTCCGTGCTGAACGCCGCGTAGACCTGCATGTCGCCCGTCACGTTGGCTTGCAGGTACGCGACAAAAGCGTCCTCAACTCGTTCTTCCAGGTCGTACAACATTATGCGTTAACCTTCATGAAATACTTACTAAGGTCTGATGCGGTTGCCCGTGGGTCACCTTTTGCGCGTTTCGGCATGCCCATCTCGCGCCGCCACTTGGCCTCAAGTTTATTGCGGGCCTGTGCCATTATGCGATTGCCCGCCTTCCGCCGCACTTCTTCTTCCCACCCGCGAGGCATGGCCTTGAGTATGTAGTCCAGTCGGTTTTCTTTGACGTACCCGTTCGCCTTAGGGCTCGTGATCGTGTAAAGCCTCGATGTTCCGCGCAGTGGGCGAGTCTTCGGCCTGCCGCCTAACCGTTGCGTGCCCCATGACCACGACAACCGCGCCAGCCCTTCCCACTTGATAACCCGCGCGTCCTCGAACGTGCCAGGCAGCCGCTCGCGGTTCGTGTCGCTGAATGCCCATTCGTAAAGTTTGCGCATTGTGCCCTTGCTGTCGTATGTCTCTACATACTTGCCGTATTGGTCTTTGAGCACGCGCCGCCGGGGTTTTGACTTCTTTGCTATCCGCCCTGCCGTCTGTGTCATGTAGACGATTGCGACGCGGCACGCTTTCTCACCCGTCCTGCCTGTGATGTCGGTACTTACGCCCAGCAGAGACTTGAGCGGCAAGGCCACTTCCTTGTCCCAATCGCCAAGCGTTTTGAGTGTGACATCAGATGCCATTGCTACTCCACGGGCCGTTGCCGGCTATACTCAATCAGAAGGGTTGCGCCAATAGGGTCCAGGCGCGTGGTGGTGACAAAGACGGCGCTTCCGTCTACGGTGATAGTTGCGCCGCGTGCGGGTTCGGAAAATGCGCTGGCATCTACGCGGACGACGTTATCAGTCTGGCCTTCCTGTAACCCGTACCCGCTCAACTCGCTGTCAGTAGTCCGCGTGCCGCGAAAGCCGTTGACTGTAGTGCTTCCAGACGTAACGGTAACGACGCCCGTGGAGTGTTGCTCCATGATCGCTGCCAGCGCGGTTCGGGCGTGGTCTTGCACGGTCATACGCTAACGTCCGTCGTCATATTTGACGCGGCACCTCCATGTTTTGTTCGTGGGCGAACCGCTCACGACGAAGCTGATAGTCTCGCCATATAGCATACGGCGTGAAGGCGGGTCTCCGGTAAGGGCGGCTGCTGCGACGTCTGTGCCGTCCACGCGAGGCCGCCAGAGTTGCTCATCGCTGACACTGTTCGTGGCAATGTTGACGGCTGCGGCGGTACTGTCTGCGGGCTGATAACTGACAACGACCGTGCCTGTGCTCGCGCCGTCCGTGACGACCACTTGCACTTCGTCCAGGTATCCGTAAACGTTCTCTATGGTGCCTGTGCCGCCGGTTGCGCTTGCGCTAATACTTGAAAGTGCAATCGTGCAATTCTTGCTTTTGGGGCGTGCATAGGCCACACAGGCCAAGACCGCCAACGTCACAATCAATGCTGTCTTTTTCATGCTCGTCCCTTTCTAAGGGCGGCGGCGGGGCGCGGTGTGTGCGGGACGCCCCGCCGCCCGGGGGTGTTGTGTGGGGCAATTAGTCGTCGCCAAGGTTGATCCACAACATAGTAACCGTGGCGTCAACCGTGTTCGTTGTGTCCGCGTCAATATCACCGCCGTCCAGCAGGACGTTTACATACACGTCCTTTGCCGTTGCGGTTCCGTCAAAGCGTGACTCTCCAATGTCGTCTAGCTCCGTTAAAGCGTCAGTCACTGTCCCGATAGGGTCGATGCTCACCTTTGCGTCGGTCAAGTCGATCTCCGTCCCGGTCAAATCCGGCCCCGTGCCGACAGTTGTACCAAACGCGAAGTCTCCACCGTGCGCCGTGTCGATGACTGAGTTGGTGGCAAACGTGAAGTTTTCAACCATAAACCCGAGGATGTAGATTTCGCCTGCCGGGAAATCGTAAATCTTCGTGCCGCCGCAACTGTTCGTTGTGCCCGTCAGGTCGGTCACTGCAATCGCCACGTCGTCAAGCGTCAACACCGTGCGATTGATAAATGCACTGCGCTCAGCCGCCGTTACTGTCGTGCCGTTCTTAGCGCCAGGCGTGTCGCTCGCCGCATTCCAAATTGCGCCAAACTTGCGCGGGTCGCGTACCTCTCGCTGCGTCACATCCTGTGCGAACGTTGCGCCGCATACCAGCAGCACGGCCAGCCCTAACAGGATTCGGTATTCTCTCTTCATTGCCTTACTCCTGGTATTGGCGGGGCGGGCGGGATTGCCAACCCGCCCCGCGCTCATTACTGCCTTACGACAGGATTGCTTCGGTCTGGCTGATGCCGTCCGTGATGATGATGGGAATGCCATCAACATTCGTCGGAACCGGAGCCGGGGCACCGGTCGCGTTGACCGCGGTGCGCGACTTGCGCAGCAACGCGGCAGAGGCGCGGTTCATGCAGATATGCGTCGGCCCCAGGCCTGCGGGGAACAGCGCAAGCGCGGCGTAGATGTCGTCATCGTCCAGCGCGGTCTCGACATTGCAGATGCGGGCTGCGCTGCGAGCGCCGCCGATCTGAAATCCGATGTAACCCAGGACAGGGACGTAGTACGCCGGATACGTCTTGTTATCCGTGCCAGGGTTCACAACCTTCTCGATGATAACGGGGTCTTCATCCGCCACGATCTGGCCATCATTGCCCGCGACCAGCGAAACGTCGTTGTCACTCGAACGAATCAGGTAGACGCTCGACTGGACGTCGGCGGTCGTACCAGCCGTGCCGGCCGAAATGACCATTTCGTCCGCGAGCGCGTCAAGCTGCGTGTCGTCACGCAATCCGACAAACCCGCCGGAGTCGCCGTTGACGCCATCGAAGATTTGCGTCTCGGTCACGAAAAACGCCTGCTTCAGTGAACGCATCAGCTCGCGTTGCAGGTAGGCATCCACGCCGCCGCTGTGCCCACGGGCCAGGGCCACGTCGGTGGCGAACGTTGCATCCAGCACCTTCAGGGTGTCAGTCACGAGCGTGTCGGCGCTCGCCGTTTTCGTCAGTCCTGCCAGGGGTTCACGGAAGGCTGCCGAGCTTGCCGTGGTTTCCTTCAGGTACTTGTGCTGCGTGCCATTGCTGGCAGTCACGGCATTGATTGCCGCCACGGTCGGAGCGCCTTGCAGCAAATCCGAAACCATGATGTCCGCAAGATTCTGGTCGTTGATCTGCACCAGCCCTGCGAGGGTGTTAAATGATTCCGCCATTCTCTCTGCTCTCTTTCTGCCCGTTAGGGCTTGCCGCTAGTCGTTTACTTGGTTGTCTTGAACACGGACTTCTTTTCCGCTGCCGGTACGACCTTGGCGGGCTGGCCCGTGCTGGTCTGCTCGGCTGCGGTGAGGCGTTCCCTCAGTTCCTCGTTGTCTGCCTTCAGGGCGTCGTGCGATGCCTTGAGCGCGTCCGCGTAGGTGCCGCCTTCCTTGACGGTCTGCGCGGCAATCTCTGCGCCGAAGTCGTCCACAATGCGCGTGAACTCTTCGCGACTCAGTGGCTCGCCTTCATCCTCTTCGGGCGTCTCGGCCTCTACCGCGTCAGTGTTGCCCTCGGTGTCAACGGCCTGTTCCGTCAGCTCGGTCGATTCCTCTTCCCGGTCGGATTCCTCGACGGCGGACGATTCATCGACAGCCTCGGTTTCCTCGGTTTCGGTCACTTCCTCGACGCTTTCCTCAATCGTTGCTGCCGCCTGCTCTTCTGCGCTCATAGTGCTTTCCCTTTCCGTGTTGGCCTCGTCGTGCTCAACGGCACTTGCCTCCCACGCTTCAGCCGCAAACGTCCGGGCACTTCCAGACAGCGCGGCGGTTTCGGTGTTTGCGTCTGCCCCGTAAGGACAAACAGCCACACCCCTCAACGGCCATTCGCGTATCACTACGCCAGGCCCCTCAAACTGAAAACCGTTTACTTCGGTGACTTCGCCCTCGGCAACTTCCTGAATCTTCATCCCGTCGCCGCCGAAGTTGATCGAAGCCTCATAGGGCACGCCGGCAGCAAGTTTGTGTACCACCTCGCTTGCCCTGTCCTGTTCAGTGAACGGCGTAAACGCACCGGATACGATCAGTCCTTCCCGGGTGCCTTCGATGTTGTTGCCGTATCCGATGATTTCCGCATCGTTGTGCGCGTAGTCAATCGGGATTCGGGCTTTGAACGATGCCCCGGAAATATCGTGGACAACATGCCCCCAATACCAGTGGTCAATCGGCTTTGAACTTCTGGCAACCATCCTGAACTTTGCTGTTTTAGATCCGTCGCCATTGGGTGACACGAACAACTCTCCGCCAGACAAGACTCCTGCGGCGGCTGGGATTGTGCGGTACTTGTCATTCATTTCGCCGCCTTCCTCCGCGTGCGCTTCTTTGCGGCTTTCTTCTTCGCCGGCACCGGCGCGGGTTCTGCCTGCCGGCGCTTGCTCTGCGCCAGGTCCATGACGTACTTGATCGCGTTTTTGCTCATGCGGGTACTCCTTCGGGCTCGGGCTGCGCGACTGGCTCTGCCGCAACTACGGGCAATCCTTCAGCCGCTCGCCGCTCGCGCTCGTACTTCTCAACTTCAATCTGCTTGTCGATGTTCTTGAACACATCCGCGCCGCGCCGCCGGCTTGCGTCTATGGCGTTGTCCAGATGCAGGTCAATCGCCAGTTCGTCGCCCTTCACCTGCTTGAGTTTGTCTAACCAGGGGCTGCCGCTCGGTATCCATTCAACACCTTCCTGCACGTCACGCAAGGTCATGCCGTACCGGTCCGCCACGTCGCCAAGCCGCCACTGCGCAGAGCCCCACAGATTTGCCAGCACCCAGTCGGAGTAGGCTTGCCGGACGTAGCGGTTCTTTGTGCGCTTGCTGTCCACGCTCACTTCGTACTCGTTCAGGTCGGCAATGCGGGCGGAGAATGACGACCGGCGGGAGTCAAACGCAGTAACGGGAATGTCCAACGCGAGCAGGGCAATCTGAATGAACAGGTACTGGCCGTTGACAAACTCGGTTGACGGGGTGCCGCTTTCGATGACTTTCAGGTCTTCGCCGGGGTTCAGGTCCAGCAGGTTCACGTCAGTCGGGTTGATGTCCAGTTCGGTCTGACTGTCGGTGCTCGCCGTGCCTGACGTTTCCTGTGACACGCCAGAGCCGCCGCCCATTGTCGAGGCGTCGCCGTTGCGAAGCAGGGCCACGCCAAAAAGCGCGTGCATCTTAGCCTTCACCTGATTGTACTCCATCCCCTCGTGAATGTCCTGAATCGTATTGAGTGCCGTGGCAAGCGGGCTCACGCCGCGAAACTGCGAAGAGAACCGGGTCCAGTAGGCGTCAAAGATGACGTTTTCTGCGGGCTCCAAGTGATCGAAGACCACGCTCTTGCCGTCGCCCCGGTTGCAAATGCTGTATGCCTCGACCCGCGCGCCGTCATCGGTCATTTTGAGGCCCTGGTCGTTCACGCTTTCCCATTGCGCCTTTGATTCCGCGTCTCGCTGCATCTCCCGCGTGAGTGTGCCCTTGGCTATCAAGTCAGACTCGATGGCCTGTAGCCGCATGCTGCTGACTTTGGCAAGCGCGGCGTCACCGCAGATAACTTTCTCAAGCTCGAACAGTCGGAACAGCTCGTCCCGCCCAAACCGTGCTCCGTGGTCGATGTTGACCGGCCGGCCGTGCCATCGAAATATCCGGTTTACAAGGTCGTCTATTTCCTGGTTGCCCGTGCGGAACGAGATGTGGAACTTGCTGACGTAATCCAGATGCTTGCGGACCATCCAGGCGACAAGAGCGTGGTTGCGGTACTGGTCCTGCGTCGTGGCGGTCAGCTTCTTGCGCTTCTTCGACGTTAGGATCTTCGCCTCGTGCTTGCTGGCCTTTTCTGGCGCTTTGCGACGGCCCTTGTCCTCGATTGCGTTATAGCCGAACAGTGTCCGCGCCGCGTTGATTGGATGCAATGTGCGCATTAGGTCACCGTCCTGACTATATCGGTGTCAGTGTTGGTTGACCCGTATGACGCGCCGGTAAGCTTGAATCGGCGGAATAACGGACGTGCTCCGGTTTCGCGGGATTCCTCGCGCTTCAGCGTGTCACGCAGTTTGCGCAATGCGTCGAGGTTGCCGGCCGTGTAGGTGAAGCCGTCGAGCGTAAAACCCTGGCCGCCCTCTTGGATGGCGGTTATTGCGGATTCAACATCAACCAGATTGACGGCCATGCGCCCCCTTTGTGCGGTTTTGGGGCGCAAAAAACAGCAATACGCCCCTTCACCCTAAGGGGCAAAGAGACAAAAAAAGGTGTAACGTGTTAAGTGTCAGGCGCTTGTATGTACGAAACAGGCTTTTTTTGTACGAATCAAACCGCGTCGCCTGTTGCGCACATGCTTTCCGCTTCGTGTCGCTTGTCTCGATGATGCGCCCTGACCGGCGCATTTGCGGTATATTCCTTGCTCCGATCCATCGTCTTGACCTTATCCAACCAGTATTGCAGCGTCGTGTGCGGCATTTTCATTTCCCTGGCGACAGTGCGGATGCTCTTGCCCTTTTTGCCATTCCTGGACCGCAACAGGTACAGAGCGCGCGGCAGGGCGGGGTTGATTTCTGCGGCCTCAAGCATGAGTTCGATTTCGTCCTGGTTGCGCGCAATCTCCGTTTGGCCTGTCGGGTCCGTGGGGTCCAGAAGCGGCGCTGCGGGTGTATTGCCTCGATCCGGATTGCTGGTTCTGGCGCAGATTCGGTCTATGAACTGCCGGCCACACGCTGCGCACCGCATAGCCCGGTTGCCGTTCGGGTATGTGTGATTCTGGTACTCGTGCGCCCGCTTCGCCTTGCAATGCGGGCATGTCACGCGGGGTTGCTTGCGTTTGTCAGTCGTTGTATCTGTCATGGCCTGTCCTTTCGGTTTCGTATCGTTCCTTAGCCGCCTTGCACACCGCCCCGCCCGCCGCAAACTCGCGGCAGACCTGCGGGCGCGCATCGTACACTCCGCAACGCCCGGCAGGTGTCAAATGCTGGCAAACCGCAGGTATCGCCCACGACTCGCCCTCGATGACAACCCCGTGAAGCCGCGCCCATCGCGCCTGGTCTGGCGTTACCACGCCAATCCGCACGCTGATGTACCGGCAACACGCGCCTGGACAGTTGTCACACTCTGACATGCTTTCTCCTCCACCGGCTGCGCGGTTGCGGGGCGGGCGCCTGCGCACCGTCCGTGCCGATCCCCATCACCGCCGCGCCCATGTAAGCCATGTGCATACAGTCGCCGTAATCGTGCGGCCCCGGCTCCGTATTCCACACCCACACCATCCGCCCGCCGACCTCCTCCTTGCCCTGTAGTTGCTCCCGGCTGGCCTGTAATGCAAACTCGCCGTGGTGTCCCTTGGGTAACGAGCAAGACCCAGGCGCGCCCGGCTCACCAGTCCAACCCCTCTGCGCCACTTCGCGCCAGTAGTCCGCGTTGTATATCAGCCAGCGCCGATCCCGCCGCTCCCTGACCGCGTGCAACTGCTCCCCGACCTCCACCTTGTGGCTTTTGCGGCTCGTGGGCCTGTAGTTTTTCCACCCCCGGCCGAACGTACACCACGATGGAAGTCCGCAAATCTGCGGAGAGTTGACCGAAAACTGTATTACGCACCCTTCAGGACTGCCGCCGCCGTCGATGAACCACATGTCAGGCCGGCAGGGTAGCGCCGCCAGTTGCCGCCCGTGTATTGATAGCGCCTCATAAATGATCCGCCGCTTTTCAATCTCAGTCGCCTCTTTCGGCACGGGCATGGGCGGCTTGGTGTATAACCCGTACCACACGACAGCGCCAGTCTGATTGGGGCCGAACGCAACCACAACCGAAGTAAGCGCGTAGCTGGGGTTAATGTCCGTTGCTCCCACCACTTTTTGCGACCATTCAGGCACAATTCCAGCCGGCCGGTCTGTAGCCCGCGATTCGATTACGGCCGTTGTGAGCGTGTAAAGCGTGATCCCGTGCCGTATCGGTTGCTGCTGGTGCGCGCGAGCAAATACGTCAGCCCCCAGGTTGTACCAGTCGTACATCGCATCATCCAGGGCGCACACGCTCTGCTCTCGGTCGTAGCGGTGCCGCCATAGCACGGTCATGCCCTTTGACATGGATTTCCTGTTGCGGCGGAAAAACCGCTTGCACGCGGGCTGTCCGTCTACCCGTCGTATCCGGTCCCACTCGTCCCACATTGCGCGCTGCGGGTCGTCGATGTCGCATTCCCAATCTCCGCCAGTCGAACCCCCCGGCCAACTTGTGATCCTTGGCCGGCGCACAGTCCGCCACCCTGGAAACTCCAGCAGCTTGCAGGACACGTCGCCTTCCTGTTCGACCGTGCAAGCCGCCGCAACCGTGAGCCGCTTTGACGGGCCCGCCATGCCCATGAACACGTTTTTCAGTTTGTCGAACCGCTTCTGGACGTACTTCGCGTTGCCCGCCTGGTCGGGGTCTTGTGCGTCATCAAACAGCAGGAAGTCGGGCCGCAACCGTGATCCGTCCAGCATCATCGCATAGAGCCCTTTGGCGTCGCCCTGTGCCGACCGGGCGGCAATCGCGCCTATGCTATCGGGCAGGATGATAACCTTGTGCATCGTCTTGACCATCGCCCCGCAGGACTCGCCCGTATCCTCCCATGTCAGGTTCTTCATTGCCGTCGCGTGGGTGCTCTGCTGGAACGGCTGACACAACTCGGGATAGTCCGCCGCGAAGACATCGTTACTCGACAGCATCGCCAGCCACCCCTCAATCGCGCTTGCCGCGTCGGAATGCTTTTCCCCAACCAGCACCGGGAAGCGAATGAGTCGCGTCGCTATCAGGTATAGCCCCAGGCCGAAGTAAAGCGTCGTCTTACCATCGCCCCGAGGGATTGCCGCCGCGCTGCCGGCGCCGTGCTCCGCGGACCATAGGCAGTTCTGAATCACGTCTTTGTGCGCCGAACTGAACGGGTGCGGGAATGCAGCCGCGAAGTAGTGCCGCAACCACTGCGGCGGGGTCTTCTCAAGTCTGGCACGCCTGGCTGGGTCTTCGCACTCACGGCGCGGGATTGCGCGGGCCTGCGCCTTGAATGCGTCGAGGCGGTCCCGGCCGCTTTTCGGCTTGTGTCCGAATCCGCTCACGCCTCTTCATCCTTCCGCAGTGTCACCTGGAGCACTGACCCGCGCATCACAAGCGCAGGCAGAAACCCCGCGAGGTCAGACTCCGCAACGTCTAATTGTAGCCGCGCGCCGCCTTCGCCGTGGATCTTGATTGCCGTCTCCATCGGCGGAATGCTGGCCCGGAATGTCACCGCGTCAGACTGTGCGCTCTGTTCGTTTGTCGTGATAGTTCACCTTTGCTGCGCGTTTCCGATCATTTTTTGAGGATTTCGCCACACTCGGTGCAAGAGGGTCCGATCTCCTAGGACCCAATATGGCGCACTTTTTTAACATATCCCTGGTCACATCCGCAGCTTTTCCCGCTATGACTGCATGGGCGCTGCAGGCGTCTATCCATGCTTGGTCGGGATTGATGTCGTCCGGTACTACGCACACGGGAATTGCGCCGACAAGGTGAGACTTCAATATTGCCTGACCAAGGCACTGGTCGAGTCTGGATGTCCGCCTGGTGACTTTTGCCTCAACCCCGAACCGTAAGCCGTTGTGCTCTATCAGAAAGTCCAGCCGCCTTCCTCGTCCTGATGCTGGTTGCGCCTCTACTGCGGCCTCTGGCTGAACGCAGTCAAACCTTTCGGCCCACTCCCCCCGCAGGTACAGCGTGAATGAATCCTCATGCGGATATTCACTAGACCTCCACGCGTCTCTAACTTCGACTTTCTTCCATTTGCTGTCGCGCCTCCTGTTCTTCGACGCTGCCCTGTATCGCTTTGATATAGCCAACCTCTGCAATACATTGGTCTCCGACCTGCCGAGTGTAATTGCTATGTCCTTGATAGACTCACCGCGCCGAAGCGCCTTTAAGCAATGTGCGGCCTCGTTGCGCCGCTTGCTTTTCGCCTTCTTGCGCTTTTCCCTTTGCCTTTGATTTGAAGCTGCATCTTTGCATATTGGGCCGCAGTACTGGCGGGTCATGCCGTCTGACCGCGTGAACTCTCGCCCGCAATAACCGCACAACTGCGTCATAGGAAGTCGCCGTTTGACGTCGCAATCGCGGCACAGAATGCGTGACCCGCCGTGCTTTATGAACTCGCGCCCACAGGACTTACATTTATACTTAGGCGCTCTGGCACGCCGTTCAGCAACTCTGCACTCATCACTGCAATACTTCTGGGGTCTATGGGGGTTTTGTTGCATGTATTCCCTGCCGCAATGATTACATGTCGCCTTTCGCCTTGCGTCCTCGCACTCTTTGCACCGTCTCTGTCGATACTTTACACGATCCAGTCCGCAATCGGGGCACGTCCTAAGCCGTGAACGACGTTTCTCTGCTGACTTTTCTCTGAACCACGCATCCCTGCACTCTACTGAGCAGTACTTGGCTACTCTTGGCTTGTGCGTCCTGAATGGTTGCCCACAACGCTTGCACGGGACATCTCGTACCGGTGGCCTATTCAATTCCCTGTGTTTTCGTGACCGTTCTGCCCCCGTCATCGCTCTGCGGTCAAAAAGAGCCGCCGCGCCCAGTGCAATGACAGATGCCTGACGGCAAGGGTCCTGGGCGGGCGGCAAGAGTTGTTGCGTGTACTCTGTCATTGCAAGACTAGTGTCTCATGTTTTTGGCTTAGCATCAAGTCCTTTTCCATCCTCCCCCGCCCGGTCCAGCGCGTCCGCGAACCTGCAAAGCGCGCCCTTGATCGCCACACACTCTTGCCCGATCCGGCGCAGCGCCTGGCGGTCGCTGTCTGTCAGCGCGTTTCGTATGCGCTCGCGCTTTGTTTGGTTGTGCTGTGCAAGTAGCCTTGCCATCCTACTCCCCCTCCCCCGCCTCGGCGGGCTGGGTGTTGGTTAATTCCATGTTCGGTTTCCATCTTATGCAACCCGTCCACCATGCTTGCACTTGGTCGTTCAATTCCTTGCACCAGGGCTTTCCGTTTGGCTGCGGGAAGAACGCAACACATGTTCGGCAAGGCTGTTGCGCGGGGGATGGCTGGGTTTTGGCTAATTCCTTGGCTT